ATGATTAAATATGCTGAATTTTGCACTGGGATTGGAGGTTTTTCTATAGGAATCGAGAAATCAAAATTGGATGCGGAATTAGTTTATTCCAATGAGTTGAATGACTCATGCGAGAAGACATTCGAGTCAAATTTTGGGCGTAAATTCAATTCAAGAGATGTGTTCTCAATCGAACCGCATAAAATTCCGGATTTTGATATGATGTGTGCGGGTTTTCCGTGTCAGCCGTTTTCTCAAGCAGGAAAAAATTTAGGATTTGAAGACGATAGAGGAACTGTTTTTTTTAAACTAATGGAAATTGTCAAAGTGAAGAAACCTAAAATATTATTTTTTGAAAATGTTCCAAATTTAGTAAGACATGATAAAGGTAGGACATATAGAGTAATCCAAAAGTCAATAGAAGATGCTGGATACTCGTTCTTCTCACAGATATTGGATAGTACTTATTTTGGGGTTCCACAAAGTCGGCCACGTGTCTATATTGTTTGTTTCAGAAACGATAATAAAGCGGAAATAGATTTTAAATTTACTGAAAAAAAGACTGCTAAAACGCCCCTTCGGAACTATTTAAAACTTGGTGATTACTCAATACCAATTACTGCGAAGTGGCAAGAGTATGTTGATTTATACACAAATAAAAAATCAGAAAATGACATTACGTTTCCTCTTCCAAAAACAAGAAAAAAATTAGAGAGAATCGCAAACAATTGCGACTTAAATGATTGCGTTTTTCAAATCCGATCGAGTGGAATTAGAGCATATTCGCTTGATGAACCATTTCCTACTTTTGCTGTTAGCAACAGTGGTGGAGGTGCAATGATTCCTGTTTTGTCGAAAGAAAGAAGGCACTTTAATTTAATTGAAATGCGAAGAATTATGGGATTTCCAGATGATTTTGATTTCCCTGTATCAAGAACGGACAGCATAAAACAATTAGCTAACGCTGTCTGTCCCCCGGTGATAAAATCGGTATGTGATGATATTAAAGTAGCCGTACCTTGATTAATACGGCTACTTTTTTATTTAATTGGTTAATCGATCTGAAATGTCTTCACCAGTAGCTAGTACAATATGTGAATTCGAAGGGTTAACTAAAGCGCAAGAGTCTGAGCAGGTTTCCGTACAAACAAAACACATTTGTCGTTTGCTTTTATTGCAGTAATGGCAAAGTGCCTGATAATTTTCAAATATATTTTCCCCACCTCTATCAATTGGAATACGATGATCAAATTCTAAGGTAACTCGGTCTTTAGAAAAGGTGTATTTATTAATTGAATTTTTAGTAAACAAATAAGAACCACAAAAATTGCACTTTCCACCCTGAAGGCGAAGAATATTGTTTTTGTCTTGTACACTTAATTGAAGTCTTGATGATTTTGCATTAATGTTAAAAAGTTTTTCATGGTCTTCAGGATCTAAGACGTATTGTCGATTTCCTTGTAATCCTTCTGCATGAACGACTGAGAATCCTTCTTCAGTCCAAAGTTCGCTGAATGGTTTATTTGCATCACCGTATCTGTCTTGGATCCAGCTTGAATCTATTTTTCCATTCAAGATCTTTTTTATAGTTTGAAGACGATTATTCGCACCTACCAAATCAGCCTCTGAGGCAGTATGGTATTTGATTAATATTAATAGCCCAGCAATGGTACGTCTTTTGGTTAGCCAAATAATCTTATCTTCGGGAAAAACGATTTCGTAACCTCTATCATGTAGTTTTGATTTTCTTATTTCAATTATTTGTTCAATTGTAAGCATATTACCTCCTTGAGTTATTAATATTGTTTGCAAATGTGTTCAGGAAAAGCGGTAGTTAAATCATTTCGAATTAATTCGCCAACTTTCACAGTATGCTTTTCTAAATAGTTACGTAATTCTTGATTGTTTTCCAATAGTAGATATGATTGTGGCGCAACAAAGCGATTAACGTTAGCTCTGAGATCTTCGAGACTAATTGGCTTGATTTTTTGAACTCCAATTATTTCCATTCCATATCTATAATCTGATAAATAGTGATCGATTCTTTCGGATACTGAAACGTTGTTTGAATATTCTAGTTTCCAGTCTGTAAGAGCATGTTTTTGTCCGAAGTAAATGATTGCTGAAACAGCTTTTACGGGTTTGCTGACATACATATAAGCATAACTGCATTCTTTAGGAAATGTTCTCCGATATTCAATCAGTTTTATCTGATCAACTATTTTATCAAATATACTTGGCCAAAAACTCATTAATGGTGTCAAAATATTTCTCTCCTTTAGTTTTTTTCTACATCGTCATTGAGGAATGCTGTTCTTGTCTCAGGAGTTTGAATATTGATTTTATGGTATTTCCACCGTTTCCATTATATCCTCGACGTCACAATCAAGTGTATCGCAGATTCTGAGTAAAACATCAGCCGTGATGTTTTTTCCTTTGCCAAGTTTTGCAATCGAGGCTGGGCTGATATTGGCATGCTTACCTAGCTCAGATTTTTCCATCCCTTATTGATTAGTGACTAAAATAATTATATCAGTTTTCAAAATTGATTACTATTGTTTCATCATCATATCAAAGTGTTGCGATTGGTTTATAGTTTCAAAAATCAATTTGAATTTGAAAAAGTTAACAATCAAGACATGGTTAATGCAAAATAATAGCCTGAAAGGCAACAAACCTACTTTCAAAATCTTTTTTTGAGATTGTTGAAAAGTGCCTTTTTAGAGAAAATCAAATTCAAAAATCACTTAATCATGAAGGTTAAAATATATTATTTTTTAAAAATATGTAGTTTTTCAGCCACCTCGCTTTTTCTCTATTCATCATAATTATAGTATGTGTTTTGAAATGATAGATTAGTAGGTGAAGATTTTATCCGCTGTTTTTGATTTATAAAATTGAAAAATCAAAAAAAATATGGTAAAATTTCCGTATGTTGTTTGGAAGAGGTGATGATATGCGTGGAGGAAATCGAAAAGGTGCAGGTAGAAAGAACGTGCCTGACTCACAAAAAAAACATCCTAGAAATATTTATTTAACTGATGATATTTATCAAGAAATAATGTCAACTGAAGTTAATGATTGTAATAATTTTAGTCAAAAATGTGTTGAATTAATACAGATTGGTCTATATAAATTACGTGAGGGTATGCAAATGTCTAAAATTGATAAAAGTAAATCAATTTATATGAATGATCAAATTGTTGAGTGTACAACACAAAAAAATAATCAGCTAACCTTTATTGATCTTTTTGCCGGTATTGGTGGAATTAGAAAGGGTTTTGAGGACTCAAATACAACCTGTGTATTCAGTTCAGAATGGGATAAGTATGCAGCAAAAACTTATGAAGCAAACTATGGAGAAATTCCATATGGGGATATAACTAAAATCAATTCAAAAGATATACCTAATCATGATGTCTTATTAGCAGGGTTTCCATGCCAACCATTTAGTAATATTGGGAAACGAGAAGGGTTTTCTCACGAAACTCAAGGAACGTTATTCTTTGATGTTTTGAGGATACTGAAGGAGAAGCAACCCAAAATGTTTTTACTTGAAAACGTAAAGGGGCTACTAACAAATGATAACGGTAATACATTTAATGTCATTATGGAAAAATTGAGTGGAGAACTTGGTTATAATACTTTTCATAAAGTTCTTGATGCTCAAAATTTTGGTCTTCCGCAAAGGAGAGAACGAGTAGTGATTGTAGGTTTTAGACCAGATTTATGTATTACGGATTTTGAGTTTCCGAATGGCAATTCAAACGTGAAAGTTCCGATTTCTAGTATTTTAGAAAAAAATCCTAAAGGCTATACAATTTCAAAGCATCTTCAGAATAGTTACCTATTCAAGAAGGATGATGGAAAGCCGCAGTTAGTCGATTTTGATAGTGATATTCAAGTTAACACTTTAGTTGCAAGTTATCATAAAATACAACGCTTGACAGGAACTTTTGTGAAGGATGGGGATACAGGAGTCCGATTGTTTAGCGAGCTTGAAGCAAAACGATTGATGGGTTTTCCTGATGATTTTGTTGTCCCGGTTTCTAGAACTCAAATGTATCGTCAATTTGGTAATTCTGTTGCTGTGCCTATGATGAGAGCAGTAGCGGATACAATGAAAGAGACTTTAATAAAAGCTGAAAATAAAATGAAACCAATTACTGATTTGACCTACGTATAGAAAAAATTCCCGATGTCCTGACAGATTTGGACATCGGGAATTTTTTAATTATTAGTAAATCCTTTTACTTGAATTTTCTTTCCTCTTTTTTTGCTTGGATATGTCCATGAAAAAGGAGTCCCAAATTGCCCACAATTTGAATATGAGTTATTGTAATACTCTACATAATCCTGTTTTGTCCATATAGAAAAATTCTTTGTATAAAGAATCATATCAGCAATTTGAATTGGATCATAGACTAAGGGGCTATTGTCGCCAAAAAAGAAAAATTTAGTCAGAGTATTGTTATATTTTCTTAGTTGGTTATTCATTACAGATAATAACTCAGGATACTTATCTTCAAGATATTTTTTACTACCTCCTATTTCAAATTGGCGTAATGCAGTAGCAAGTTCGGAATCTACTTTTATCTGTAGTGCTGTTATTAGATCTGAAACGCGTCCCTCGTGAACAGTTACCATTTTTGCTTCTGTGTTTTTGACACTAATGGTATGTGAGCTTTCGCCTTTGTCTGATGTTACTTTAAAAGATACATCTGTTTTTGGATATCCTTTTTTCTGACCATCTATGTTTAGTTTTGGGATACTGTCTGTTGCAACAACATTTGAAATTAGATGTTTGCCAAATGTTAATCCGGCTGTTGACAGAATTTCTTTGTAAATATCAAAGGTTGAAGATTTTATCGTTTTTTGGTAGTTTGAATAATCATTCCAAAGCTTACGGTTATTCACATTATTCAACAACTTAACAATTTCAACTTCAGCATCTTTACCTAATATGTTCGATTTTATTCCTTGAGAGGTATTTTTTGAAATGTGAGCTAAGATTTTTTCCCTTAATGTGCTTACAAATATAACCCCATCCAAAAAAGAAGTATAATCATTTGCTTTGGTTTTAGAATCATAGTTCGTAACATTTCTTTTTTCACCATTCGAAATAGAGTTAGGGACAACAACAAAAATATTACTTGCTTTTTTATCAATGTTCCTTATGTTCTGAGCAAAAAATTCGACACCATAGATTCGTTCTCTAATTGAATTTGTTGATTTTATCAACCAACGTTCGTAGCTTAGATTTGGGAATGATATTTGGTAGTCCATTTTAAATTGCTCTTTTTGACCAGGATAACCGATAGCATATTTTTCTTGGATTAAAATATCATTTGGAAATTGGTTTTGTAAATCAGTGAGCATACTACCGATTAGTTCGTTAGACGCTTTGCCTGATTCGTTTTTTAATTGATTATCTTTGCTTATTGTTACCATTGTGAAACCTCCCTTATTATTTTTTTGACAAACGGTAAAATCAAATGGGCGGAGAATATATCTATAAAGTTCCGCCCATCATCATAGTGTAGTGCTGATTTTGTTCCATGATTTCAAAGATTTCTTTGAACACTCGTAAACAAGTTTGTGGATCCATTGCTTCATCTATGAAATGAGCATCCGAGATAGTATTCTTCGTGGTAGCAAGATAGGACAGCATTGATTGTATCAGATAGTAGCGTTCATCGATAATTTCGTTGCCTTCGTCATCCAGTTTCTGGAATTTCTGCTTGTTATCTACTAAAATTCTATCTCGAATGGAATTCCCATCGTAACAGCACATTTGAATGAAGTAGTGATCCAATATCTGGTGAATCACGTGAGTAACAGAAACTGGTGAAACATTTTGTAATCTGCTCAAATCCTTTAATTCAGTCCATAATGCGTGATAACCGTTTTGAACTGGGTCAACATTGTAATGTTTCGGATTTCCCTGCAAATCGTTTTCTTCTCGGTAACACAGTTTGACGTGAGAATGATTGTCTAATTTACTGATGAGGAAGAATGATACAGAATCCCAGTATCTATCCATATTGCTAGTGACTTCGTTGTGAAAGTAAGTGTTGTGGGTTAGAACGAAAATTTGCTTAATGTAATTCTCTTGAGAGATGTTATTTTGTTTGTTTAAGCTCGCATTGTTACGGCAAATACCAACCATGCCACGAACAAGAGCACTTACAATGAATAACGCACCACTATCCATACTTGACACTGGGTCATCGATGACGACTATTTTGTCCCTGTTCGTCCCATCGTCAGTTGGGCTCCCGTGAACCAGATGATAGAAATAGAGAAAGGCAATGAAGTTTCGCTCACCTTCGCTTAGGTTTTCTGCAACTCGACCATCTTGCCGAATAACCTCATAGACATTATTTTCACCATCCTTGGAACGAATGGAAAAACCTTGAAAGCCTGAATCACTGAGCAGGATATTCATGCTGTCAATCGCATCGGTTGTGTTGATGCTTTGTTTATTGAGTTCCGCAAGTTTTGCGGAAACGTCTTTCCCCTGAGTAACAATATCAGATAACTGCTGGTTGAGGGTAGCTATCTCATCATCGAAAGTAGCTACGTTAGTATGATAAGCATCAACCTGCGGTTTGAGTGTGTCATAAATTAACTCCCAGAGTTGTTTGATGCACTCTTTTTTCTTGTCATTTTTTCCAGCGACAATATCATTGTTGGTTTTGATTTGTTGGTTGAAATCGGCAATCAAACCATTGATTTCATCAATGATTGAGTCGGTATCACGTAATTTGACGATTGAACTTGGTTCGTTGAGCTTGTCCTCAATTGTCTTGAGGTTTTCATTAGCCACCGATTTAAGGAGTTCAAGTTTATCGAGATACTCCGTCAGGTTCAGCTTTGAATACATCGTTGAGGTATTAGTATTCAAGGTGTCAATTAGTGATGAGAGATTGTGTTTATAACTCTGTTTGAACGACTTAACAGCATTTAAGTCTGATTGGTACTGGTCGTCAAAAATAGATGAGATTTGTTCCTCAAAATTATTCGGCAACACTTGTTGGCAATATGGGCAGTGACCGTCAGTGTTTTTGAAGTGGTCATGACCATGTCGAACCCAATCGCTCGTTTGGTATCTTTTAACAAATTCAGCGAAAGTAGAGTTGCTACTACTGACGATTGATTTTTCAAGTAATGGTGAAGTGCTTAGTAAGCTTTTGTCCACTTTCCTTAGTTCAGGGTAGGCGACTGACGATTTATCGAAAGCCGTATCATACAACATCTTCAATTCGTTGAGGTCGTGTTTCACGGCATTAGTTTGTTTTAGCAATTCAGGGACAAACACGTCTGGCTTACCACGCTTTCCTTGCATCGCATCTATAAAGTAGTTCCTGAAGTCAGCTGAAGACTCAAAGACGGCTCTCTTAAAGGCTTGTTCAATAGAGTTACGCTCATCAGTTTTCTTCTGGATACTTTCCTTGATTGATTTGTGCTGGTTAAGAAGCAATTGTCGTTCAGCAGACTTTGCCTCAATTTCTTCACGAACACTGATATCGTCTTCACCAATTGTAAAAACTCCAGCCAGATTATCATAGCTCGAAAAGTTACGTTTGATGAAATCCTCGTTGTAAACAAGTATGGAAAAATCAGTCATCGTATGGTTTGAATTCCAGATAAGACCTGAATCACTTTTGATAACCCTACCAATAGTCGATTTACCAACACCGTTTTTACCATATAGGTAGTTTATCAGTGTTGGTTGAAAAAACTCATTGTGAAATGTCGCCTCGTTTAAAGTAATTTCCGCAATAGGTGCTGGTATTTTCTGCACGCATATCCCTCCAATCAATTGGTCATTTTGCCTTCACGTAACCACTCATCTACTTCTGAAATTTTGAATTTGTACCGTTTGCCAGCTCGATGAATAGGGAGTTTCCCATGACGTAGCCAGATTCGAATTGTATCTTTGCTGACACTTAGGTATTCAGCAATATCCTCAAGGTTCACCCATTTCTCAACGGCCATATTTTCTTGATTGTTTTCATCCATTGTAATTCCTCCAATCACATTGATAGCACTGGTATGCCAGCTTTCTTTAATTCTGTCACAAGATCGATATTTTTAATCGACCAATGCGAACGATTGAATTCTGTGAAGTGTGTTGTGGACCACAGGTCTAATTCTTCGGATAACTCGTTTAGACGTTGTTGGGGTATTTCATTCAGCTTATTGAAGTAAATCCTGAAACCACTCGAAACCTCTCGAATATCAGTAATCAAACCATACTTAGCCATATGGTCATCATCGGTATAGCCGTAATAGTGGTTTTCACTTGTGATGATGGTTGGCATACGGAAAACCTCGCTCAGTTTATTAGCTGTTAGTGGCGTAAAGGCTGCAAAGACAGATTCTGTCATGTATTCAGTCAGGGCACGAGATTTGTCAATTGTGACATAGTTATCACTGATTTCATCGCTACCCCAGACGATTAAATTGTAGAAATCGTGGTTCATACCAGATGTTGCTACATTTGTCATCGCTTGGGCTTCTTTTGCAGTTCCCGTATTGATGACCATTGTCTCATGTTTATGATTTTCGACTATATCAGCATGAACCACTTGAAGGTTCTTGTCACCTGTTTGGGTAAAAGAATTTTGTGTCGGAAAGAGTGCTTCACCTTGTCCTTGGATTTGTAATTGATTATCGTTCATATCGCTTTATCACCTACTTATTAATGAATGTTCCAACACTACCAATTTGGGTGTTGCCATTACCAAATTGATTGAATATATTAACGGGTTGATTTTGACTTTGATTGTTAGAGGGATTAGCTCCATCCTTAGACTCATGTTTCCTATTGATGATTTCAGGCTCAATAATTTCAACTTCAGGTTGCTCAATATTATCTTCCAAATCGGGAATCTCTGTTAATCTTGATACATTTAAGTCACAACGGTATCCTTTTCCAATTTCGCTCGTAAAATCTCTTTGAGCATTAGGGTTGCTAGGTGCGGCATGCCACCTAGCAACGGTTGATTTTCCGACTATGTTATCGGGACGATTCATGATGATAAAGTGCCAAACTCCAAGCAAAAATGGTTCAAGTGAAATATCAGAGGTTGAAATCAGTTGTTTTTTAGTTGAAGCACTCCTATTATCTCCGATATAGAAGAAAGCATCATCTGTGATAGTGGTATCTTCAGATAGTAATTCAAGGATGGCACGAACCAACCATGCATATTTGGCTGGAGTTTCAATATTGAGGTACGTTTCTGCAAATTCAGTCATACGCACGAGTGGAGAATTATAGTTTTCAAGTACCTCCTGATTGAATGCGGATATGACAGTGCTGTCGTCATATCGAAAATTTGCATCGCCAATCTTATTACAATTCTTATACTTTGATGTCATGGTATTGAACGATTTGTCGTCAGGTAAGTAGCTTGTCGGGTCGAAAACTTGTATTAGTGCTCGTAAGACGTTGGTGTTTGATAAACGTACCTTTTCACCCTTGATTGTGACGTGTGATCTATTGTGTGGTTTGACTGCTTGTAGGAGCAAAGTCAGAAATGTTCCGCCACACAATTTTGGAATGTTGTTAGTCATTAATGGTTAGCCTCCTTGCAAAATCCTCAAAATTAATAACCTTAGTAACCTTAGAAACTATTTAATAAATAATCGGAAACTTCATGATTGTCTGTAGAAAGTTATTCTACAGGCATTTTTTGTTCCCTGAGAATGGTTAAGTGGAATGGCAAATTAGTCTTATTCCCACTAACTCATAATAACTATTATATCAGACTTTGAAACTTTGGTACATAGACATTGTCTAACCTATCTAGGCATCCAAATTGTCCTAAATTAACTTTCATAAAAAACATCGTTCTCATAAGCCGGCTGAAAGAACGGAAAGACTAGCTGAATTTGAAATAAGCAAAAGGCACGACTATGCCTAATTACGCTCATTTTCAAATTTTGTGGCTCTTACCGTCTATTTCAGTGTGGCTTTTTTTAAGTGCTCTAAATATCGGTAGATTGGCTTCAAATCAAAGTCTCTCTGTTCTGTGTGAACAGAAAAAACGGAGGGTCAGCGATGACTAAAGTGAAAAAAACGCCAAAAGAGAAACGTGGCACCTACAAGTACATTGATGCCAATGGGGAAGTAGTTGATGAGTTGAAACCAGGAGAGCACGGTGTATCTGAACTTGATATTTATGAGTTACATCAAATAGATGACCAAGATGTTTATTACACGATGAAGGCTTATCACGGTATTCGTACCAACAAAGAAAAAGCAAGAATCCGTGCGTGGATTCCTAGGTATATTGAACAGTTCAAACATGACCATCACGGGATTGAACCAACAAAGGATGTCGTGCAAGACGCAGTTAAGAGAGAGTTTCCGATGGTACAAACGTTCTCTATTAATGCTTTTGAAGCTGAGAGTCATGCCGATGATAAAAATAACTTTTATTACCAAGCTTATTTGGAAGAAGAATCTAAAAATTCATTTGACCCAAGGATAGAACGTTTGGAAGAAGTACTCACTAAGTTAACAGATAATCAGCGTTGGCTAATTCAAAAAATTTTCTATGAAAAAGTATCACAAACTGATATTGCAGCAGAACTTGGAATAACAAAGCAGGCTGTTCAAAATCGATTAAATAAAATTTATGCTCGACTCAAAAAATTATTCTAAAAAATTACGGGGAGGGGTTTACTTTCTCCGTTTTAGTTCGCCTGTAATGTGTAAGGGAGTTAATCCTGAACAAATACAAGCGAAAGGAGGCAATCAACATGAAGTTAAAACACAGAGTGTTAATCAATGTTACCGATAACAAAGGTGACAAAGAACAAGTGCTTAAAGGTGCAACGCTTAAGCTGCCGAAGAAACTACTGAAATGGTTTATCGGCGAGAAGTTGGAAGTCTTGGTTTTAGCACCAGGTCAGTCGGTGGAAAACGTGGAAGTTCACGAAGTGAAGAAAGGAGATTGAAAATGTCACGGACAAAATTATTATTACAAGTCGCACAAGACGTGCAAGCGTTAGGCGCTAGTTTGCAAGAACTATGTTTGGCGATGCAATCGGAAAAACCTAAAGTCAAAGAGGAAAAAACAACCAAACAATCTGTCACTTTAGAAGAAGTCCGAGGTGTCCTTGCTCGCAAAAGTCAAGAGGGGTTCACAGCACAAATCAAATCCATTATCCAACGATTTGATGCTGAAAAATTGAGTGATGTGAACCCACAGGATTACGAAGAAATCATGCTCTTAGCGGAGGAATTATCTCATGACTAATCACGCCTTGCTTTCTGCCTCCTCAAGCAATCGGTGGATTCACTGCACACCTTCTGCACGATTGGGAGAGCAGTTTGAGAATACAACAAGCGAATATGCCAAACAAGGAACAGAAGTTCATGCCTTGTGTGAGTACAAACTTCAGCGAGCACTGGGCAATGAAGCAGAAAATCCTATTTCTACTTTTGAATTTTACGATGAAGAAATGGAAGAATGCACGACTGCGTATGTCACGTTTGTTATGGAAGAACTCGCTAAAGCAAAAGAAGTCACGAAAGACCCAATTGTCATTGTTGAACAAAAACTGGATTTTTCTAATTACGTGCCAGAGGGATTTGGCACTGGAGATTGCTTGATTATCGATGATGAAACATTAACGGTGATTGATCTGAAGTACGGTTTGGGTGTGTTGGTTGAAGCTCATGAAAATCCACAAATGATGTGCTATGCCTTAGGAGCATTGAACTTGTTTGACGGAATTTACGACATTCAAAAAGTCAAGATGACGATTTTTCAACCCAGACGAGAAAATATTTCTACCTACGAACTCACGAAAGAAGCACTTTACCAATGGGCAGAGGAGGTTTTGCGACCTAAAGCAGACTTAGCTTACCAAGGCGATGGTGCTTTTCAATGTGGCAAATGGTGTAACTTTTGCCCTGCCAAACAAGTCTGTAAAGCACGAGCTGAACAGAATATGGCACTTGCCAAGTATGAGTTCCAACAAGCCAATTTACTAACATATGATGAAATAGAAAACATTCTATCTAAAGTAGATGATTTGGTCAATTGGGCAACGGACATCAAGGAGTATGCTCTTAAGCAAGCACTTGCAGGCAAGACATGGAATGATTGGAAATTAGTCGAGGGTCGTGCTGTACGGAAATACGCTAACGAGGAAGAAGTCGCAAAGGCGGTTGAGAATGCAGGATTTAATCCTTATGAACAAAAGTTACTCGGTGTTACGGCAATGACCAAATTGCTCACAAAGAAAAACTTTGAGGAGTTGCTTGGCGATTTCATTATCAAACCCAAAGGGAAACTCACGCTAGTTCCCAAAACAGACAAACGAACAGCAGTCAAAATAACGACTGCTCGAGAAGAATTTAAACATACGGAGGACAAATAAATGTCAATTACAGAAAATCAAACAAAAGTGATCACAGGAACAAACACACGTTGGTCTTACGTCAATGTGCTAGAGGCAAAATCTATCAATGGTGGCACACCGAAATTCTCGGTGTCACTCATTATTCCAAAGTCGGATACCACAACGATTGAGGCAATCGAAAAAGCAACACAAGTGGCTTATGTTTTGGGTGAGGCGAAACTTCGTGGTAATGGAAAATCTGTGCCGAAACTTGCGACACTCAAAACACCACTTCGTGACGGAGATGTGGAACGTCCAGATGATGAAGCATATGCGAATAGTTATTTCCTTAATGCCAATGCGACCACAAAACCAGGGATTGTCGATAGCAATCTCCAACCAATTCTTGATCCAAGTGAAGTTTACAGCGGAGTTTATGGTCGTGCAAGTATTTCATTTTACGCCTATAACGCTCAAGGAAATAAAGGAATTGCTTGTGGGTTGAATAACTTGCAGAAGATAAAAGATGGAGAACCACTCGGAAGTCGAGTATCGGCAGAGAATGATTTTTCGACTGTGCAAGATGACGAGTTTTTAGCGTAGAAAATAGAAAAGTGAGTAGTAGAGTATTTCGCTCTACTACTTGCGAGGAGGGGGAATTTGAAAACATTATCCTTAGATATTGAATCGTATTCGAGTGTCAACTTAAGCAAATGTGGCACTTACCGTTATGCAGAATGTGATGAATTTGAGATTTTACTTTTCGCTTATTCAATAGACGGTGGAGAAGTACAAGTCATTGATGTAGCAAACGGAGAAGAAATTCCAGAAGAAGTGTATTCAGCTCTGTCAGATGACACCGTTCTAAAATATGCCTTTAATGCTAATTTTGAACGCATTTGTTTATCAAAATTTCTAGGTATGCCGACTGGACAATACCTCAATCCGAAGTCATGGCGTTGCACCATGGTTTCGTCTGCGACATTGGGCTTGCCACTTTCTCTTGAGGGAGTAGGTGCTGTCCTTGGCTTAGACAAACAGAAATTATCCGAGGGTAAAAATCTCATTCGCTATTTTTGCGTTCCGTGTATACCCACCAAAGTAAATGGGGGACGTATACGTAACTTACCGAATCACGATAAAGCAAAGTGGGAAACATTCAAATCCTACAACAAGCGAGATGTGGAAGTGGAACTTGAGATTCAAAAACAACTATCAAAATTTCCAGTTACAGAGGAACTTTGGGCAGAGTATCATCTTGACCAAGAAATCAATGATCGAGGGATTTTGATTGACTTAGAATTTGTAAAACAAGCAGTAGAGCTTGATAAAACCAGTAAACAAGCGATTTTGGACGAGTTGAAAAATCTCACGGGCTTAGAAAATCCAAACAGTGTCCTACAAATGCGTGAGTGGTTGAAAGGACAAGGTTTAGAGGTGGAAAGTCTTGGAAAAGAGACAGTAACCGAACTCCTCGACTCTAAGATAGACGAGAAACTCAAACAAGTCTTGCTCCTTCGGCAACAACTCGCAAAGTCATCTGTGAAGAAGTATCAAACTATGCTTTCGGTGGCAGGAAGTGATCATAGAGCGAGAGGAATGTTTATGTTTTACGGTGCAAACCGAACTGGTCGCTGGAGTGGACGATTGATTCAGCTCCAAAATTTATACCGAAATACCATTTCTGATTTGGCTGAAGTGCGAACGCTCGTCAAACAAGGAAACGTTGAGGCAATTCATCTCTTGTATGATAACGTTCCAGAAGTTTTGGCACAGCTCATTCGTACAGCGTTTGTTCCTAAAGAAAATTACAAATTTATCGTTTCCGATTTTAGCTCCATTGAGGCAATTGTACTTGCGTGGTTATCAGGTGAAACATGGGTCGTCAATGCTTATGCGAATAGGGAAGATTTGTATATCAAAAATGCAGAACGTATGTTTGGCGCAAAAGAAGGAACAGTCGATAAGCATTCCGAGTTACGCCAAAAATCGAAGATTGCAACTCTTGCTTGTGGGTATGGTGGGGCAGTTGGAGCATTAAATGCCTTTGGTGCAACCAGTCTTGGCATGAAAGAGGAAGAATTGAAACCAACGGTGGATGCATGGCGAAATGCCAATCCCCATATTGTTCAGTTTTGGTGGGCTGTAGACCGTGCAGTGAAACAAGTAGTCAAAACACGCTCCAGTGTCCGTTTACGTAATTTATCTTTTCACTATCAAAGTGGTATTCTCTTTATTACTTTGCCGTCAGGTAGAAAACTTGCGTACGTCAAACCAAGGATTGGTGAGAACAAGTTCGGTGGCGAGTGTGTCACATATGAGGGAATCGGACTTGCTAGAAAGTGGGAGAGAATCAATTCTTATGGACCGAAGTTTGTGGAGAATATTACGCAAGCAGTCGCAAGGGATATTCTTGCCTATGCCATGCAAGTTCTTCGAGAATATAACATTGTGGCGAGCGTTCATGATGAAGTCATTCTGGAAGTGCCAAAAGATATACAAGTTGAAACGATTAACAACATCATGTGCCAAATGCCAGATTGGGCAAAAGGACTGCCCATGAGAGCAGAAGGTTATGAATGTAATTTTTATAAGAAAGATTGAGGTAAAGAAAATGAACGAACTAATTAAAGTAACAACCAATGAAAAAGATGAACAGTTGGTTAGTGGACGAGAACTACATTCGTTTCTCGAAATTGAAACACCTTATGCGAAGTGGTTCGGACGGATGACCGAATATGGTTTTATTGAAAATGTTGATTATTCATGTTTGGACAAAAATGTCCAAATGCCAAATGGCGGTTTTAAAGCTGTTATTGACCATGCGTTGAAAATTGAAATGGCGAAGGAAATCTCCATGATTCAACGCAACGACAAAGGAAAACAAGCTCGACAGTATTTTCTAGAAGTGGAAAGGCAATGGAACAATCCAGAAATGGTGGTGGAGAGAGCATTACAAATTCAAAAACGCAAAGTTCAATTACTGTCTGAACAAGTTGCTCTTCAAACCCAACAAATCTCCGAACTACAACCGAAAGCAACTTATTATGACGTGGTACTAAATTGTAAAGATTTAGTCGCAATCTCTACTATTTCCAAAGATTATGGGTGGAGTGCGACCAGAATGAACAAATTCTTGAAACAAAAGAAAGTTCAGTACAAACAAGGGAAAATTTGGCTCCTTTATCAAGATCATGCCGAACAAGGTTATACCAGCACAAAAGTTCAAACTTATGCTGGAAGTGACGGTGCAACGCACACACGTCCACACACCTACTGGACACAAAAAGGACGATTGTTTATCTATAACTTGCTTAAAGAAGAGGGGATTCTGCCGCTCATTGAACGAGGTGTCGCATGAAACCTTTCACATTGTATCGTTCTAATTCTAAAGGACAAGCAAGCACGACACGATTTACAGTAAAAGCAAGGGTTTGCGACACACAAACCTTAGAATCTGCGATTGCTTTTGACCATGTGAGTGCCGAATATCGAAATCACTATCGTAAGTCAGACAATTTTCTCCAGTCAGATGTGGTGGTGTTGGATTGTGACAATACACACTCGGAGAAAACAAGCGACTGGGTCACTCCGCTTGAAGTGGCACTTGCTTTTCCAGAGGTTTGTTTTTGGGTGAGTTACTCTCGTAATCACAACAAGCAAAAAGGCAAACAATCCGCTCGTCCACGATTTCATGTGTATTTTCCGATTGAGCCGATTTCAGATAGTAAAACGTATGGAAACTTGAAAAAGGAAATTCAAGCAAGTTTTCCTTACTTTGATGAGAATGCACTAGATAGCGCGAGGTTGATTTTCGGAACAGATAATACACAAGTAGAGATGTACGAGGGTAATTTGACGATTGTAGATTTTCTCCACCAAGATTTATTTGCCGAATGGGACAAAGGCAGTCATCAAATCACAGAGGGGAATCGTAACAATGCCATGAGTCAATTGGCAGGGAAACTCATCAAAAGATATGGCAACACAGAATCGAACAAAGCTCAATTTCTAAAATTAGCAGCAGAAAAGTGCGTACCTACGCTACCTGAAGAGGAACTGGCTTTGATTTGGAAATCGGCTGTATCGTTTGGGAAGAAAATCGCCACCTCGCCAGATTACATTCCACCAGAGCAGTACAATGTCGAGTGTTTGTTGAAACCGACTGATTATTCGGATGTCGGTCAAGCCACTGTGCTTGCGAGGGAGTATGCACATAAATTGAGATATTCTCCTTCCACCAAGTTTCTCGTGTACAACGGCAGTTTTTGGGAAGAATCTGAACCCAAGGCACAAGGCATTGAACAAGAATTGACGTTCAGGCAACTCGAGGAGGCTGAAAACGAAATTGAAAAAGCGAAGAAAGAGATGTTACAAAATGGGGCATTTGACTTACTTGTCAGTGTCGTTGTGAAAAAGGCACAAGGCTTGTTTAACAAAGTCCAACAATGCTCCTTTGAGAAGTACGAGGAGGCACAACAGTACAAGAAATATGCAATCAAGCGGAGAGATTCTCGCTATATCGTGAATGCCTTGAATGAGTCCAAACCCATGTTAGAGATTGAACAGCGTATTCTGGATAAGAACGAGTTTTTACTCAATACCCCCAGTCACACGATTGACCTAAGAATAGGGAAAAAGCAAGCACATGATTCGCTTGATTACATTACCAAGCAAACGGAGGTTGACCCTAGTGTTAACAATCAAGCACTTTGGCAGGACACACTCAATACCATTTTTTGTGGTGATGAAGAATTGATTGCTTACGTGCAGAAAATTGTGGGATTGGTCGCTATCGGAAAAGTCTATGTTGAGGCACTCATCATCTCGTATGGTGAGGGTCGAAATGGCAAATCGACTTTTTGGAATGTGATTAGTCGAGTGCTAGGCAATTACAGTGGGAGTATTTCTGCAGATATCCTGACCAGTCAAGTGCGAAGAAACGTGAAACCAGAGCTTGCCGAGGCAAAAGGGAAACGATTGTTAATCGCAGCAGAGTTGGAAGAGGGAATGCGACTGAACACATCCAATATTAAACAATTGTGTTCGACCGATGAAATTTCAGCTGAGAAGAAATACAAAGATCCGTTCAAGTACGTGCCGACACATACCTTGGTTCTCTACACCAATCATTTGCCAAAGGTCGGGGCGATTGATGAGGGGACGTGGCGAAGACTGATTGTGATTCCGTTCTTGGCGAAAATTGAGGGTAAGAGTGAGATTAAGAACTATGCCGATTACTTGTTTGAACAAGCAGGTGGATCTGTTTTAACTTGGATATTGGACGGAGCAAAAGAAGTGATTGCGAAAAATTACCACATTGATTTACCAAAAAAGGTATTAGATGCAATGGCTGAATATAAGGAAAGCAACGATTGGGTCGGACATTTTTTGAGTGAGTGTTGCGAAGTGGATAAGACCTTTACAGAAAAATCAGGAGAGCTGTATGCGGCTTATCGTGCGTTTTGTATGCGTTCGGGCGAATACACACGCAGTAAGGCTGACTTCAATATTGGCTTAGACGGAGCAGGTATGACTCGTAAGCGAACGAAAAAAGGTGCAATCGTTTATGGATTAAGGCTTTGTTCGGAATTTGATAACTAGAAAAAATAGAGTGGGTGATGATAGGTGTTGAGCTTATATAGAACTTTTCTATAGAGTAATAATTATTAACCTATATATAAGTTATAGAAAGACTTAACACCGTTCAGCACCTTTTGAAAAAACGGAGGAAACCAAAATGAAATTTAAACAATGGCTAGAAATCGGGAATGGCACAAGGGACAGTAGATTTGACGTGTTCTACGAGTTCGCCTCAAACGAGGGAAAGTACCCTTGGAGAAAAGGGTATGCCCAACAAATCAACTATTTGATGAAACACTATCCCAATGACGGACATCTGGAAGTCTTGCGTGATGCGTACTTCCAATATTTGACGGTATGGCTATGAGAGAAAAGCAAGTGGAACAACAGCTTGTTCAAGCAACAAAAGCAATTGGAGGAATTTGTTTAAAGTTGACCTCTCCGAGTATGGCAGGTATTCCAGACAGAGTGGTACTTTTACCCAATGGCAAGATTGGGTTTGTGGAAGTGAAAGCACAGAAAAAGAAACCACGTCCTTTGCAAGTGTATCGGATGAAACAACTGACAAATTTAGGATTTTGGTGCTTTGTTTTGGACGAAATAGAGCAGATTGGAGGAATTTTGAATGAAATTCAATCCGCATGAGTATCAAAAATATGCGATACAACATATCAAGGCACACAAAACCTCAGCGCTTCTGTTGGACATGGGATTGGGCAAGACGGTCACAACGCTCACAGCCATTCACGACTTGATGTTTGATGACTTTGAAGTCAAGAAAGTCTTAATCATTGCGCCTCTCAGAGTGGCGTTTCATACATGGCCAGAAGAAGTGAAAAAATGGGAACACCTAAACGATTTGACGATTTCCAAAATCCGTGGCACGCCCAAACAACGAAAAGAGGCACTCAAGCAACCCGCACATCTTTATCTCATCAATCGTGAGAACGTAGATTGGTTGGTTAATAAGAGTGGTATTCCCTTTGATTTTGACATGATTGTGATTGATGAGTTATCCAGTTTTAAAAGTTTTCAGTCGAAACGTTTTAAAGCATTGATGAAAGTTCGACCACTTGTTTCAAGAATCGTTGGACTTACTGGAACACCTAGTAGCAATGGCTTAATGGATTTATTCGCCCAATTTCGTTTGTTGGATATGGGTGAGCGATTAGGTCGATATATCAGCCATTACCGAGAAAAATACTTCTTGCCTGATAAACGCAATCAACACATGATTTTTACCTACAAGCTAAAAGAAGGTGCTGAACAAGCTATCTATGACAAAATTTCAGACATTACGATTTCGATGAAATCCAGTGAATATTTGAAAATGCCAGAGCTTGTGATGAATGATGTAGAAGTGAAGTTGTCCGAGGAAGAACGCAAGCACTATGATACCTTAAAACAAGAAATGATTTTGTCTTTGGAGGGAAAAGAAATTGATGCCGTGAATGCCGCAAGTCTTTCCAACAAATTGTTACAAATGGCAAATGGAGCTGTCTATGACGAGTCAAAAGAGTTTGTCAAAATTCACGACCAGAAACTTGAGGCTTTGGAAGAACTGATTGAAAGTGCGAATGGCAAACCTGTCTTGATTGCCTATTGGTTTCAACATGATTTGAAACGAATGCAAGAGCGTTTCAAGGTACGGCAAATCAAGACAAATGATGACATTGAAGAATGGAATCAAGGAAAGACTGAGATTGCCGTCATTCATCCAGCGAGTGCAGGACATGGACTGAATTTACAAGCAGGTGGTTCAACACTCATTTGGTTTGGCTTAACATGGAGTCTGGAATTGTACCAACAAACCAATGCACGACTTTACAGGCAAGGACAGAATGAAACGGTCGTGATTCATCATATTGTCGCAAAAGACACAATGGATGAAGATGTGTTAAAAGCATTGAAAGTAAAAGAGAAAACGCAAGATTGTTTAATAGAGGCGGTCAAAGCTAGATTGGAGGAGGTTAGATGACACCAAAGGAATATTTGAAACAAGCCTATCGCTTAGATAAAAGAATTGATCAAGAATTGTTAAAATTGGAGGAATTGAAAGCCTTAGCTAAATGTACGCAAACTGTTTCTTACGAGGAACGTATTTTAAGTGGCACAAAGCAAAGAGAACCGCATTTTGTGAGAGTGCTTGAAAAAGTTTGGCGACAAGAAGAAAAGATAAATCAGCAAGTGGATAAGTTTGTTGATTTGAAAGAGCAAATGTCTATCATGATTGACGAGCTAGAAAATGTAGACCACAATTTGGTGTTGTCTTATCGTTATGTTCATGGTTGGACTTGGGAGGAGATTGCAAGAGTTCTTCATGCAGATAGAAGTACCATTTTAAGATGGCATTCAAAAGCCTTGTCTTTAGTTCATTTACCAGAAGAACCAATTCTAATTTAAAAAGATGACACGGTTTGCGACTAAATGAGACGAAATAAGACTAAAAAAGTATGGTATTATTAAGATAGCAAAAAATGAAAAAAGATACTCACGCAATATCAGCAATCGAAGTATCCGAATAAAAACATAAGCCTTTGAGGAGCAATCCTTGAGGGCTTTTGCTTTGCACAGAAAGGAAGTGAGAGCTATGCCCCGTTCACCAGCTAAACCCTGTAAGTACTCTGGTTGTCCGCGCCTTACGCATGATACCTATTGCGAAGAGCATAGAACACTTGCAAGGAAACGTTACGAGAAGTATGAACGTGATCCGGAGACCAACAAACGTTACGGCAGAGCTTGGAAAAAAATAAGGGCAAGATACGTGGCGGCTCATCCTTTGTGTGAGATGTGTCAGGCAGAAGGGCGGAACACACCAACCGAGATTGTCCATCACATCAAAGAACTAAGTGAAGGTGGCACGCATGACTTTTCAAATTTGATGAGTGTGTGTAAGTCCTGCCATTCACGAATCCACATGACACGAATGAACACAAAAGATAAAACAATCATGTAAAAAATAACAAGGGGAGGGGCGGTCATTATCTCTAGGCTCACTCGAAATGAACAGCGCGCTAGGCTTTCACGCACAAAAAGTTCAATTCAAACACCCTATTAACCCCCTCGGAAAAAAGGAGGCGAGAATAATCGCAAGAGATGGTACAAACAGAGGCGGTAGACGTGCGAAGGCAGGTTCTAAAGCAATGCCTCTAGCAGATAAATTAGCAACTGGGAAATCTGGCAAACGAATCGAAATCCATGAATTTGAACCTGAGACTTTATTGGTCGGTGGGGATATTGGTGAAGGGACTGACCTTGAGGGAATGGATATGCCTGACCCAAGTGAATACCTTTCTGCCAAACCAAAGGACGGAACAACCTTGGGAGCGGATGAACTGTTTCGTGAGACTTGGCTATGGCTCAAAGAACGAGGTTGCGAGAAACTTGTCAGTCCTCGGGTTCTTGAAAGTTATGCTCAAGCCTTTGCTCGGTACATTCAGTGTGAACAAGCCGTCAGTCAATATGGTCTGCTCGGGAAACACCCGACAACAGGAGGAGTCGTGACGAGTCCGTTTGTGACCATGAGCCAAAATTTTCAAAAGCAAGCGAATCTTCTCTGGTATGAGATTTTCGATATTGTGAAACAAAACTGCACGACAGATTTTGAAGGCAGTCCAAATGATGATGCAATGGAGCGGTTGCTCCGTTCGAGGAAAGGAAATTAGAAATTATGATAGAGAAGGTTAATCCGATGCACCCAGACAAGCAAGCTGACCGCATTGCTGGAGCAATCGTGGACTTGGCTTACCAAGAAGAAAAGAATCCCAAAATAGCAGTTGAGGTTTTAATCGGGCATGGCAAGTGTCATGTGATTATTGAAACTTCAGCTGTTTTAAATTGCAATGACATCAAAAATGCAATCAATCGAATTGCAGGGGAAATAAAAAAAGATATTGTTATCGTGCCACAAGATAAAGAACTCGCTCACAATCAAGCAAGACAATTTCGCTGTGGAGATAATGGCATTTTTAAAGGAATACCACTCACAGATGAACAAAAGGAACTGTCAAGAATTGCACGAGAACTTTACAAAATCTATCCATTTGACGGGAAGTACATTCTTAATGGAGAGAAATTGATTATTTGTCAAAGTCATGCGAAAACAAATGACTTGAAAAAATTCTATCCTACTGCTCAAATCAATCCGCTAGGAGATTGGACAGGTGGCACAGAGGTTGATACGGGTGCAACCAATCGAAAACTTGGTTCAGATATGGCAGACTCCATTACAGGTGGTGGTTTGCACGGCAAAGATTTATCGAAAGCTGATGTAGCAGTCAACATCTATGCGTTTCTAAAAGCTCAAAAAACAAGAGAAACTGTCGAGTTGTCTTGTGCCATTGGCGATTTAGAGATTGACGGCAAACCTTACTCGGAAATTGTAGAGATTGCTCGTGATTACGTGAATCAACTTGGCGGTTTTGAAAAATTAGCTGAATGGGGGTTGTTCTGATGCCAACGACAATTGAACGTTTTGAAAAAGTAGCTATTGAAAAACTGATTCCTTATGCGAGGAATTCTCGAACTCATAGCAAAGAGCAAATCCTTCAACTGCGTTCTTCGTTACGTGAATTTGGCTTTATCAATCCCTGCTTGATTGATAAAGATTTCAATGTAATTGCTGGACATGGCAGAATTGCTGCGGCAAAGGAAGAAGGAATCGTTGAAGTTCCATGTATCTTTGTGGAGCATCTAACGGAAGCACAGAAACGAGCGTATACCATTGCTGATAACAAACTCGCCATGAACGCAGGGTGGGACGATGAAATGCTCTCAATCGAGTTATCTGACTTACAAGGTGCTAACTTCGATTTAGACTTGCTTGGATTTGATACAGCGGAACTTGACCAGTTATTAAACGGTGATGCAGAAGTTCAAGAAGATGATTTTGATGTGGATACAGAACTCAATAAACCCACATTCTCGAAAACGGGAGATTTGTGGTTATTAGGTAATCACCGTTTGGTCTGTGGGGATAGCACCAAACAAGAAACCTATGACGTTCTGATGGACGGAAAACTTGCCAATCTTACCGTGACAGACCCTCCGTATAATGTAAATTACGAAGGATCTGTTGGTAAAATAAAAAGTGATAACATGAACAATGAGGCATTTTATAGTTTTCTATTTAATGCTTTTTCTTGTATGGAGAAAGCCATGTCAGATGATGCCAGCATCTATGTATTCCATGCGGATACTGAGGGATTGAATTTCCGTAAAGCATTTGTGGGTGCAGGATTCTATCTTTCAGGTACTTGTATTTGGAAAAAACAAAGTCTCGTCCTTGGTCGCTCACCTTATCAGTGGCAACATGAACCAGTCCTCTATGGCTGGAAGAAGAAAGGCAAGCACCAGTGGTACACAGGTCGAAAAGAATCAACCATTTGGGAGTTTGATAAGCCTAAGAAAAATGGCGATCACCCAACAATGAAACCTATTTCGTTGCTTGCGTACCCGATCACCAATTCAAGTATGAGCAACTGTATCGTGCTTGATCCATTCGGAGGCAGTGGTTCGACCTTGATTGCCTGTGAGCAGACGAATCGTATTTGCCACACGATTGAACTTGATGAGAAGTTTGTGGACGTGATTGTGAATCGCTACATTGAGCAAGTTGGCTCAGCCGAATCTGTTCGAGTTATCCGTGATGGTCAAACGTTAAAGTATGAAGATGTGTTTTCGAGCGAAGATTGTATCAACTAAAACCATTAAAAATTGGCTAATCACTTGATATAAAAGTCCTTTAGAGTGATATATGTAATGAACAAAGAAGCAAAGGAGGACATCAAAATGATACCCAATCGTGAAACAATTGAACGCTTGAAAGAAAATTACCCAGAAGGCACAAGGGTGGAACTCATTTCCATGAGCGACCCTTACGCCCCACCAAAGGGCACACAAGGCACAGTGATAGGCATAGACGACATTGGTTCGCTACTTGTTCAATGGGATAACGGATCAAGTCTGAACGTGTTGTACGGAGAGGACATGGTACGAATCATCAAGCCTAAGAAAACTTTTAAATTGGTTTTCCAAAATGGGAACGTTGAAAAGTTTGAAACCTACAATGATGCCTGGCAGTACATTTCGGACATGGTCTTGAACCATGACTTGGTCTGGGTGGACTTTTACCCAAGCGAAAATAACTGGGATAGGATTCGAGTGAGAAAGGAGTTCTGACAATGACAGTGAGCAAACGCAAGATTTACAATATTGCCAAGAAACACATCTATGGTTTGTCTGAACGTGGCGACTTGAAAGCACACAACAGTGATCGTGAGGACTTCCTTGACATTGCTGTGTGGAGTCTTGAGGAAGCATTAATCGCTGCTTACGAACAAGGCAGAAAGGACGGGCAAAATGACTCCAAGAATTAAGGAACAAATTCTAGCGATTCGAGATTTAGGATTAACAAATATGCTAGATACCTTAGCGGTACAACGATTAGCCCACGAACAAAACTTCTTTGACCTCGTGATTTTTATCGAGGAACACAAGAAAGAATATATTCGCTTTATCATGACAGGTGAGGAATAAACGTTTTGAATGACTGCTTAGGCGGTCTTTTTTAGTACAGAGAGAAAGGAGTGGTGCGGTTGCCTTTGAAGAAATATAAACCGATTAAGTTCAAAGCTAAGACGTCAAAGTACAATAAAGATTTGGCAGATTATGCCGTGAACTTTATCGAATGTCTGAGCCATACCAAAGGCACGTGGGCTGGCAAACCATTTGAACTTCTTGATTGGCAAGAACAAATCATTCGAGATTTATTTGGCATAGTGAAATCCAATGGTTATCGGCAGTTCAATACGGCTTACATTGAAATCCCAAAGAAAATGGGCAAATCAGAACTTGCGGCTGCGGTTGCTTTACTTTTGACTTGTGGTGATGGAGAAGAACGTGCTGAGGTTTATGGCTGTGCAGCTGACAGGCAACAAGCCTCGATCGTATTTGAAGTGGCATCTGACATGGTGCGAATGTGTCCAGCACTCAATAAGCGAGTAAAAATCCTTGCCTCACAGAAACGAATTGTATTTAAACCAACCAATAGCTTTTATCAGGTCTTGTCAGCTGAGGCATACAGTAAGCACGGGTTTAATATTCACGGAGTTGTCTTTGATGAGTTACATACTCAGCCTAACCGAAAATTATTTGATGTGATGACAAAAGGTTCAGGTGACGCGAGAACTCAACCACTGTATTTCTTGATTACAACTGCGGGGACAGATACCAATTCTATTTGTTATGAAACACATCAAAAAGCACTTGATATTATTGACGGTCGTAAGCATGACCCGACTTTTTATCCTGTAATCTATGGGGCAAATGAGTCGGACGATTGGACGGATCCGAAAGTTTGGAAGAAAGCCAATCCCTCCCTTGGGATTACCGTTGGAATTGATAAGGTCAAAACAGCTTGTGAGTCCGCAAAACAAAATCCTGCGGAGGAAAATTCATTCCGACAGCTTCGCTTGAACCAATGGGTCAAACAAGCTATTCGGTGGATGCCCATGGATAAGTGGGACGTGTGTGGGTTCAAAGTGGACGAGAAATCTCTTAAAGGTCGAGTCTGTTATGGTGGTCTTGACCTTTCAAGCACAACCGACATTACGTCTTTTGTTTTGGTCTTTCCACCACTTGATGAGGACGATAAGTTTGTCGTCCTACCTTATTTCTGGATACCAGAGGACACGCTTGACTTAAGGGTGAAACGTGACCACGTTCCCTACGATTTGTGGGAAAAACAAGGTTGGCTGAAAACCACCGAGGGGAATGTCGTCCACTACGGATTCATTGAAACCTTTATCGAGGAACTAGGGAAAAAGTACAACATCAGAGAAATTGCCTTTGACCGTTGGGGTGCTGTTCAAATGGTGCAGAACCTCGAAGGTATGGGATTTACTGTCGTGCCATTCGGACAAGGGTTCAAGGACATGAGTCCGCCAACAAAAGAGTTGATGAAATTAACCCTTGAGCAGAAAATTGCTCATGGGGCTCATCCAGTTCTTCGTTGGAACATGGATAATATTTTCATCCGAACGGATCCTGCAGGAAACATCAAAGCCGATAAAGAAAAATCAACCGAGAAGATTGATGGGGCAATTGCGACCATTATGGCACTCGACCGTGCTATCCGCTGTGGGAATGATACGGGTGCGAGTGTGTATGATGATAGAGGCTTGTTGAGTTTTTAAGAGAGGAGTGAAAGAATGACGAATGTAAATAAAGACACATTGATTGAGGCGGATATTTCTTCTCAACAAAAACGAGTCAAAGAATTGAATGCTGTTTTTTTCTCAAAGGACATTCATTCGCCAAAGTTGGTATTCGATTTAACGAACAACGGAGAGGAAATGGACTACACCACGCTAACGGATAAAAAAGTTATCTTTGTGTTTCAAGTGGGTGAGATTCCTATGACGGTTTTGGACTTGAATGTGGAAACAATCAATGAAAAAGAGTATTTAACTGTTGAACTCCCTCCTGAGTGGAGCGGGTATGTTGGGAAAATTTCCGTGAGTCCGATTTTACAAGATGCCCATGGGCAAGTGGACGTAGGGCAATTTGTTTTCAAAATGGCGAAGTCATTAGGAGATGACACGTTGCCAAAACTAGAAGAAGTTCTATATGGGCAATTTGGCAAAGAATTTGTGGCGTTAAAAGATTATCTCGAAACAGAACTGTTTACATTCTCCGCTCGATTGATAGAAAAAGAGGGGGATGTTCAAGCAATCAAACAGGACATAGAACAGTTGTTGGCAGTAACGACTGCTTTAGAAAACATGGATTTCTCAAGCTTTGCGACAAGAGAGATGTTGGATACTGTATTTGCCCAATTGGTAGCGAACGCACCAGAAGAATTGAACAACTTCAAAGCAGTCGCAGATTTCATTTTGGACTTGGAACAAAATATGCTGAGGAAAGAGGAGGTGCCACCACTACCTGATTTCAATGAGTACCAGAAAGCACCTACTGGAAAAGGGTGGACATCAGGCATGGCGACTTTGAATAATTCTGGGACAACCTTTCTAGGAAGTAAGAACACAGGCTCGGAATCTGAGAAAGAACCTGTGTATAATGCGACAAGAAATTATGTCACAAGCCAAACAGAGAGAGCTTATATTTACTGCAACAACAAAACAGGGACAGATTTATATCGAACGGACGAAGTTGTCCTTGTCATTCCTCGAATCAATAGTGCAGGCGACATAGCACGAACGTATAGTGGGGGTTACTTTCCAAGATGTCTTTTTTTGAAACTTCCAGAGGCAACAAAAGAATTTTCAGGTTTGTTGACGTATAAGAATCAAGAAATTGCAGGAATCAAAACGTTTATGGAGATACCAGAAATAACGGCAACTTTGGAAGAGACGAATCTCACGAAAAGTCATCAATTGGTGCCAAAGTTTTATGTAGACAATCGATTAAATGATTTAACCACAACAATCGCACAATTACAAACAAGAATAGAAGAGTTGGAGAGTGGAACATGAGTATTTTAAAATCGTTCTTCCGATCAAGAGAGAAACCAACAAACCAATCACTCACATCACCGACCAGATTTCTATTCGGTCAAACAACGGCTGGGAAAGTCGTCACAGAACAAAGTTCTATGCAGATGACGGCTGTTTATTCCTGTGTTCGCATTTTAGCTGAAGCGGTCGCAGGCTTGCCCTTACATTTTTATCAATACCAAAAAGGCGGTGGGAAAGAGAAAGCTCTGGAACATCCGCTTTATTTTTTACTTCATGATGAACCGAATAGTGAGATGACCTCATTTGTATTCAGAGAAACGCTTATGACTCATTTGCTTTTATGGGGAAATGCTTATGCACAGATTATCCGAAACGGAAAAGGGGAAGTCGTGGCACTTTATCCATTACAACCAGAGCGAATACAAGTACATCGTGATGAACAAAAAGAGATTTATTACTTGTATACCGTTGAGAATGGCAAACAAGTCAAACTTCCCAAAACTGAGGTTTTGCATATCCTAGGACTTGGCTTTGACGGATTAGTCGGATATTCTCCGATTGCTATGGCGAAAAATGCAATTGGACTTGCGATTGCGACAGAAGAATATGGTTCAAAGTTCTTTGCGAATGGTGCAAACCCAGGTGGTGTTTTAGAACATCCAGGCACTTTGAAAGACCCCATTAGAATCAGAGAATCTTGGAATGCAACCTTTGGAGGAAGTTCCAATGCAGCCAAGGTAGCAGTTTTAGAAGAGGGAATGAAGTATACACCGATTTCCATTTCCCCTGAGCAAGCACAGTTTTTAGAAACACGGAAATTTCAAATCAATGAAATCGCTCGAATTTTCCGAGTTCCACCACACATGGTTGGTGACTTGGAGAAGTCGAGCTTTTCGAATATTGAACAACAGTCCCTTGAGTTTGTAAAGTACACACTTGACCCTTGGGTGACACGTTGGGAACAAGCCATGACAAAAGCACTGCTTACTCCTGATGAAAAGAAAGAATACTTTATCAAGTTCAATGTAGACGGTTTGCTTAGGGGAGATTACCAAAGTCGTATGAATGGTTATGCTACAGGAAGACAGAATGGCTGGATGAGTGCAAACGACATCAGAGAGTTAGAAAATCTTGACCGTATCTCTGATGAAGAGGGTGGAAATCTCTATTTAATCAATGGCAATATGCTCCCATTAAAAGATGCAGGAGCTTTTGCGAATACGAAAGAAAGTGAGGAAGAAAATGACGAAATTTTGGAAGTGGAAGAATCGGAGGGTTCTGAATCAAGACTTGAACGAGGAAGTCCTAGAGCGAACTCTCTATCTCAATGGGCAAATCGCTGAGCAATCATGGTTTGACGATGACGTGACACCCAAACAATTTAAAGAAGAACTTCATTCAGGGAGTGGGAATATTACCGTTTGGATTAATTCTGGAGGTGGGGATTGTGTTGCGGCAGCGAGTATTTACAATATGTTGAGGGAGTACAAAGGGGAGGTGACGGTCAAGATTGATGGGATTGCAGCATCGGCGGCCTCTGTTATCGCAATGGCTGGCACGAAAATATTGATGTCTCCTGTTGCCATGATGATGAGTCACAATCCCTCAACGGTTGCCTTTGGCGAAAAGGTGGATATGCAAAAGGCAATCGCCATGCTTGATGAAGTCAAGGAAAGCATCATCAATGCATATGAAACGAGAGCGAATTGTTCCAGAGTTCAATTGGCTCACATGATGGATGCAGAAACGTGGATGGATGCACACAAAGCAGTTGAGTTGGGATTTGCGGATGAGATTATAGGAGGAATAGACACAGATATTCCAGTCAACAATTGTGCCTATTCAGAAGTTGCGATTACCAATAACCTCATGGAGAAGATTGCGGAAAAATGTAAGATTGAACCTGCAAAAGAAGTATCAAACAACACTATAAAAGCTGAAACATTCATGAGTCGGCTAGAACTAATAAAAAATTGGAGGAACTAAGACATGAACAAAATTCAAGAATTAATGGAAAAACGCAAAATGGCTTGGGAAGGTGCAAAAGCATTTGTGGAAGCGAAACAAGATAAAGACGGTTTGATGTCTGAAGAGGATGCGAAAACCTATGAAAAAATGGAGCGAAAAGTGACGAATTTTACGAAAGAGATTGAACGAATGCGTAGCATGGAGTCTATGGAACAAGAAATGAGTAAACCAACTTCGAATCCGTTAACGTCAGCACCTATGACAGAAAACAAACAAGAAGAAATGAAAACAGGACGTGCCTCTAACGAATACAAGAATGCAGTTTTAACAGCACTTCGCTCGAATTTCAAACAGATTTCAAATGTCCTTCAAGAAGGAGTCGATACAGCGGGTGGTTATCTCGTTCCAGAAGAATATGATAGTCGTTTGATTCAAGGATTAACCGAAGAAAATATCCTGCGTCAACTCGGAACGAAGATTACAACTTCTGGTGAACACAAAATCAATATTGCAGCGACTACACCAGCCGCCTCTTGGATTGAAGAAGGAGGGAATTTATCTTTTGGGGAAGCCACTTTCGAACAAATTTTACTTGATGCCCACAAACTTCATGTGGCGATTAAAATTACTGATGAGTTGCTTTATGATAATGCCTTTAATCTGGAAAATTATATCTTAGACCAGTTTGCCAAAGCTCTTGCGAATGCAGAAGAAAATGCCTTCCTAAATGGAGACGGTGTAGGAAAGCCACTTGGTATTTTTGCTCCAACAGGTGGTGGCCAAGTGGCAGTAACGACCAATACGCAAAGTTCGATTACGGCGGATGAAATCATTAACTTGGTGTATGCTTTGAAACGACCTTATCGTAAAAATGCAGTATTCATCATGAATGACCAAACGATTGCCTTACTTCGTAAATTAAAGGACGGGAACGGGGCATACCTATGGCAACCTGCCGTACAAGCTGGAGAGCCTGATCGCTTGTTTGGTTATCCTGTGTATACCTCGCCATTTGTACCGACTGTTTCTGCAGGAACACCTGTCATTGCTTTTGGAGATTTCTCTTACTACAACATTGGCGACCGTGGGGTGCGTAGTTTTGACCAGTTGCGAGAATTGTTTGCAGGAAACGGTATGGTGGCATTTTTGGCGAAAGAACGGGTAGACGGCAAATTAATCTTGCCTGAAGCTGTTCAAATTTTGAAAATGAAAGCATCAGGAAGTGGTTCATAAAAAGCTATTTGTGGTAGAATAATAGTATGGAAATCAATGAGGGGTGGTGTCATAATGGAGTTAATAATTTCTGAATTAGCTTTGCAGATTGCTACTGAAGCACATCAAGGACAGGAGGACAAAGCGGGTGTTGATTATATTGAACATCCTAAAACAGTTGCAAGTTTTGTCTCAACTGATGAAGAAAAAGCAACTGCTTATCTTCATGATGTTCTAGAAGATACAGCAATCACTGCGGAAGAGTTGCTGAATAAAGGGATTCCAGAAAATGTTGTCAAAGCAGTTGAGCTATTAACAAAGAAAAAAGGGCAACCGTACTTTGAATATTTGGAAGATGTAAAAAGCAATTCAATAAGCCGAATAGTCAAGTTGGCTGATTTAAGACATAATTCTGACCTATCAAGATTGAAAAAAATAACGGAAACAGATTATAAACGTATAGAAAAATATAAAAAAGCGATAGATTTTTTGAGCATTTAGTTATTATTGACGAGGTGCTTTTTTATCAAAGGAGGTTGTTATGACCGAATTACTTGAAAAAGTCAAAGCTAATCTCATACTCGATCATGATGAAGATGATGAGCTGTTAGAACGATTGATTCTAACGGCTCTTTCTTACGCTGAAAGCTACCAACATTTAACGGAAGATTATTATTTGGAAAATGAAATTCCAGCCACGACTGAACAAGCGATTATCATGCTTGCGAGTCACTTCTATGAAAGTCGTGACGGGGCAACGGCTGGATTCTTTTCGGATAATGTCAATGCGAGTAGTCAAGTTTGGTACACGGTGAATTTATTACTCCGACTAGATAGGCGGTGGCAAGTATGAGTTTTGGGAAAATGAAGCAGCGGATTCAAATTGTAAAAACGAGTAATCATAAAGACAGTGCAGGATTTGTGACGAAACAAGATGAAGTCCTAGCAAGCACTCGAGCTTACAAGGAAGAAAAGAATGCCACAGAGAAGTGGGTCAATCTAGCAACCTTTAGTTCAGCAACTTGCTTATTTCGTTTTCGAGTGATTCCAAGTTTTCCAGTCACAACGGAAATGGTAATTCTCTCAGACAACGACAGGTATCAAATTCTCTCTGTTGAAAACGTCAGAAATCGAGGAATGTATCTTGAGGTGCTGACCACGAAAGTAGAGGGGAGTACAAATGGCTAAAGCAATGATGAAAATGCCAGAGGACTTCTTGATGAAGGTGTCTAAACTAGCGAGCAAAACGGACGAAATCATACCGAGAGTATTAGAAAGTGGTGCAGAAGTGGTTGAAAACAAAGTGAGAACCAATCTTTCAGCTGTTGTTGGAGTAAATACCAAGTTTGAAAGTCGGTCGACAGGAGAACTTGAGAAAGCACTCGGTATATCACAGGCACGTCAAGATAAAGACGGCAATTGGAATATCAAAGTCGGTTTTGATGAACCAAGAAGTGACGGGGAATCAAATGCCAAGATAGCCAATATTCTCGAGTACGGACGTCACAGTCAAGCACCGAAACCTTTTTTAAAACCTGCCAAGGCACAATCAAGAAAAAACTGTATTGAAACCATGAAAGCGAAACTAGAAAGTGAGGTGGAGAACATTTGATTTTAGAAGAACTAAACAGCTTACTTGTTAACCTCAACATCCCAGTTGAAACAGGAGAGTTTAGTGACTCAGCTCCGAATACTTATTCCGTGCTGACACCACTTTCAGACCAATTTGAAATCTTTGGTGACAACTTGCCTACGATTGATGTCAATGAGGTTCGCATTTCATTGTTCACCAAAGGGAACTATTTAGCAATAAAGAAACCGATCACTCAAGCCTTACTTGGAGCAAATTTCACGATTACGGAAAGATTCTTTGTTGGTTTTGAGAAAGAAACAAACTATTTTCATGTGGCAATAGATGTCGCAAAGCATTATGAAATGGAGGAAACAATATGGCAACAGTAGGATTGGACAAACTTTACTATGCATCAATTACAGAGTCACTGGCAACAGGTGACGAAATATACGGCACACCTGTGTTACTTGCCAAAGCAATCTCGGCAGAATTGTCAGTCGAATTAGCCGAGGCAACACTTTACGCAGATGACGGTGCGAGTGAAGTGGTCAAAGAATTTAAGAATGGAACGTTATCCCTTGGAGTGGACAATATCGGTCGCAGTGTGGCAGCAGTATTAACAGGAGCAGTCGTTGACTCAAACGGTGTCTTGGTTTCGTCAAGTGAAGACGGAGGTACACCTGTTGCGATTGGCTTTCGTGCCAAAAAATCAAAAGGACAATACAAATATGTGTGGCTCTACCGTGTGAAATTTGCCGTGCCAAGTAGCAGTCTAGCGACCAAAGGCGACAGCATTACGTTTTCAACCCCAACGATTGAGGGAACAGTGATGCGAAGAAAGAAATTAGACGGTCAAGGCAAACACCCATGGAAAGCAGAGGTAGATGAGGGAGATTTAGATGTTTCTCAGGCAATGATTTCTGGGTGGTATTCCAATGTTTACGAACCAAATTTCGAGGAGGACTAAGCAATGATTGAGGAACGAACAAGTACGATTCAATTAGGGGAGGAAGAATTTGATTTAATTTTGACCACCAAAGCGACTAAAGAAATCGCTGCTCATTATGATGGACTCGATCATTTGGGTGATAAACTTCTAAAATCAGAGAACTTTGAGTTGGCACTAGATGAGATTGTTTGGTTGATTACCTTACTCGCCAATCAATCTATCAAGATTCATAATCTGAAACACAAGGAGAAACGAGAAGAACTCACGACTGAGTATGTGGAACTTTTAACTTCACCACTTGATTTGGCGAATTACAAAGAAGCGATCACAGAGGCTATGTTTAAAGGCACAAACCGAGTGATTGAAAGTGAGGATTCAGGAAAAAACAAGGACGGCGAGTAAGTGATGAAGAAACATTTACTCGCCTGTATTATTATGGAACGGTTCAAATGGGGATGACACCAGATGATTTTTGGTTCTGTCCGCTTGGACTTTTTCTTGATTTGTGGGAGTGTCATAAGCAATACACAGGTGTGGCTAAGCCTAAAGTGGAGCTGTTTATTGATGAAGTACTGACAAGTGGAGTCTAAATTATGGTATACTTATAGAAAAAAATAGACAAAATTAGAGGTTGGAAGAAAATGAGCGAAAAAGATATGCTGGTAGATAATAAGGAATATATTGAACTGCTTGCTACGATTAAAACCAAGGTGCATGAAACTCAATATCGCGTTGCAAAAAATGCCAATTCAGAGCTGATCTTGCTTTATTGGAACATTGGGAAAGTAATCAATGAAAAGAAATCTTGGGGGAATAAATTTATTGATACACTTGCATTTGATATAAAAAGAGAGTTTCCTAAAATTGTTGGTTTTTCTGTGAGGAATCTGAAAAACATGGCAAAATTTGCAAGTGTCTATCCAGATTTAGAATTTGTGCAAACAGTGTCTGCACAAATTAGTTGGTCACACAATTTAGAATTGCTAAAAATTGAGAGTGTAGAGGAACGCAAATGGTATATAGAACAAATTAAAAAAGAAAATTGGTCATTTAGAGTATTGCAACATCAAATTGAAACAGATGTCTACCATCGTCAAACACAAGCTCCCAAGATTACAAATTTTGATGTAACCTTGGAAAATCCACAAAATACTTTAGCACAAGATATCATAAAAGACCCTTATGTATTTGATTTTGTAGCAGTAAGAAAAGGTGCTTTAGAGAGAGTGATCGAAAACGAATTGGTTCAAAATGTAACACAATTCTTATTGGAGCTTGGCAGTGGCTTTTCATTTGTAGGGCAACAATATCCGATTCACGTTGGAGAAAATGATTTTTATCTGGACTTGTTGTTTTACCATCTCGAACTTCGCTGTTATGTAGTCGTTGAACTAAAAGCAGTTGATTTTAAACCAGAATTTGCAGGGAAATTAAATTTTTATGTAAATGCAGTAGATGGAGAAATGAGACGAGAAGGAGACAATCCTACGATTGGTATTCTACTTTGTAAAAATAAAGATAAACTCATGGCAGAGTATGCGTTGAAAAACATTCATTCACCCATCGGGTTAGCAGAGTATTCCATTACTGAAGTATTGCCAGATGAGTATGTGGATAAACTACCAAGCGTAGAAGATATTGAAGCAAGATTACTGAAAGATTTTCAAGCGACAGAAGAATAAGGAATTAGAGCATTTAGCAATTAAGCTAAGTGCTTTTTTCATACCCTAAAACAGAAAGTGAGGTGAGGTCATGTCAGACAATTTCGGTCTAAAAATCGGTATTGAAGGAGAACGTGAGTTTAAGAACAGCCTTCGTGACATCAATCAGAGTTTCAAAGTCCTAGGTAGTGAGATGAAACTCGTATCTTCTGAATTCGATAAGAACGATAAGAGTATTCACGCACTTTCTTCACGTAATGAAGTTTTAAACAAGTCCATAGACACACAAAAAGAAAAGATTGCGACACTTCAAAATGCCTTGAAAAACGCAAGTGACAGTTTTGGCGAAAATGACAAGCGAACCCAGAACTGGGCGATTCAGCTCAACAATGCCAAAGCTCAGCTCAACAGTATGGAGCGAGAAGTAGCTAGTAACGAAAAAGCGATTGAGTCAATGGGGACTGAGGAAGAAGATGCTACCAAGCAAACGGATAAATTAGGCAACGAGCTGAAAGATACCGCAGATGAGGCAGAAAAATCTGGTTCAAAATTTGATAAGTTAGGCGGTGTCTTAAAAGGTGTGGGTGTCACAATGGGTGCATTTGCCGTAGCGGCAGGAGCTGTTGCAGTCAAACTTGGCAAAGAAGTGGTTTCTGCTTACTCTGACTATGAACAGTTAGTTGGAGGAGTCGATACTCTTTTTGGTGATGCCTCAAAAACCGTTCAAAAGTCAGCCGATAATGCGTTTAAAACCGCAGGAATGTCCGCAAATGAATACATGGAAACCGTCACAGGTTTCTCTGCAAGTTTAATCGCCTCTCTTGACGGAGATACGAAAAAAGCTGCTGGTGTGGCGGATCAAGCCATTACAGACATGAGTGACAATGCCAATAAAATGGGAACAGATATTACTTCTATTCAGAACGCTTATCAAGGGTTTGCCAAACAAAATTATGGAATGCTAGACAATTTGAAGTTAGGCTACGGTGGAACAAAAACGGAAATGGAACGATTACTCGCTGATGCCGAGAAAATCACAGGCAAGAAATACGACCTATCTAATTTCGCTGATGTCACTGAGGCAATCCATGCCATTCAAACACAAATGGGCATTACAGGAACGACTGCCAAAGAGGCGACAGAAACGATTGGAGGTTCTATTCAAGGGTTACAATCATCAATTGGCAACTTGATGGCAGGGCTTGGAAATGCGAACGCAGATATAGGAATGTTAATCGGCAATGTAGTTGAGGCTTTTCAAAATGTAATAAACTAAAACTTGAAACACCAAAACCCCACGTTTCCCCTTACCTCACCAACATTCAAGGGGAATAAAAAAAGCATGAAACACTCAAAACTTGATATAATTAAAGTACCAAACCATAACGATCAAGGAGTGTTCATGCCATGAATATTATAACACGAAACAACCAAGAAAAGTCATTTATTCAACATTCAATTGCCAAAAGTTTTCAGCGATTTGAATTTGAAAAGATTGCTCGTTTGTCTAATATGAAGAAGGAAAAAGGAATTCCTTATCACACCTTGTTTGTCTACTTGGTAGAAAGTATTTTTTCTGGAAAATCAACA